ATATGTATGTTGCACCTGAGGCATTACCTCCACCAGCAGTGTTACGAAATTTTATACCATTTGAACAAAAATCTATATTATCTCCTGAATCATTTTCAGCATTACTACTGTTTGGATGTAGTAATAAATCCATAGGATTTTTTGCATCTCTTTTATTATCCCAAAGTGTCCAGTTATTTCCTGATGCACTAGATTTTTTGGTTAAAAACCAAGCTGGTTTAAATCCCAAATAAATAAATGTTCCATCAGAATTTCCATTTCCTGTGTAGCTTCCAAATTTTGAGTAGCCTTGTTTTTCTGCGAAACAGTAAGCAATATAAGTATATCCACTAGCATTAACTGAACTATCAGTTGCAACAGTAAATACTGAACTTGTTGGAGAGGTATTATTCCATCTATTAGAACTTGATTGTTCTGCTGTTTGTGCATTAAGTTCTATCCATTTGGTATTTCCTAAAGTAGAATGATAAACTGTCCAATCTTTTGAATGACTTCTTGATTTTACTATAATCATTTTTGGAACAGTTGATAACCCATGTTTTATCGTACCATTACTTCCTGTGCCTGACCATGAAACGATTGAAAACCCAGAAGTATCAGATACACTTCCAGCACTATCAATAGTTCCTATTCCTGTTGCACTTGCGTCATTACTAAATGATGTTCCAGCTTTCCAGTTCCATGCTACATAAGTATTAGAATTAGAGTTAAGTTCAGCTTTATTTCCAAGAGAAAAACCATCACTATCAAAAGAGGTAATAGTATTACTAGCAGTTGCCTCTGCATTTGTATTATTACTTTGTAAATATTTTGTATTACCTCTAACAGAATCAGTTAAAAGATGACCAGTTTCTCCTGTAACATTATTATCTGCTCTGACTTTTACCCATATCCAATCAGGTTGAAATCCAACACCTGTTATAGATTGTGTTCCTGAATTACCTGTCCAAAGAACGTTGTTAAAGAAAATTGTTGGGTCGTCTATAGTTGTATAAGCCATTAAAGGTCTCCTTTAATTTTTTTATATGAACGAAGTGAATATGAAACCATTATCCAAACTCCGCTAGGTTTTTTGAGTTAAGTGCATAATATCCTTGTGGATCATATTCAAAGTTTCCGTATCCATTACCATCTGTGTTGCTTGATGAAATACTACCAATAGGACTACCAAAATTTATTGAGTAAGTAGTCTCTCTTGATGATGATGTTCCATGACCAGCACAAATAAAATAAGTTTGACCTGTATCTAAAGAAAAAGCCGCATTTGTGCCTGATGATCCTGATGTAGGATCTCCACTTGCAACAACAGAACCATTTTTTGAAAAATATAATTTATGATTATCTAAATCTAAAAATATTCCTATAACATCTCCAGTAGTAAAAGTTGAGCCATAACTTGATTCTGAACTATCATGTAATTTAGTTCCATTATCTCCAATATAAGCAAAAGAACCTGAAGAACCACCAATACCTGAACCTTGTCTATTTAAATTTTCTACATCATAAGCAACACCAACAATTAAATCGTTTTGCGAATTGCTTGACTTTGCTTCATATTTAACTTCAGCATACCATTTTCCACTTAATACACCTATTGTTGAGTAACTATTAAACCTACTATCTGAACCTGAGTGTGCTGTTTTTAAATTACCCTCTGAAAATGTAACTGTACCACTATCGTTTTTTGATAATGGATTAAATGTAGCAAAATTATTTGTGCAAGTATCAGTAGATTGGTCAACAGATGTCAGATTATTAACAGTAAAGTTATTAGAGTTTCCTGATACATCTGCACCTAGACTACTTGCATTTTCAAAGTCTAAATAAAATCCATTTGTGCCAAAGGTTAAACCAGATACATCTTTAGGTTTCCATATTGTTGGACTATCAGAATCAAATTCTCCAAATGATGTTGGGTCTAATGCTTGACCATCAATAAAAACTACTTCTGCAAAATAACAACTACATTTTTCATAAGCACCAACTTGATTGCCAATATAATGAGCAACATTTTCATTTATGGTACTTTGATAATCTTGTGCTGGAATTGTGTTAGTACTAAAATCAGTCACTTGTACTCCATTAATATAAAATTTTTCTCTATTACTAGCAGTTCCTTGTGTTGTGTCTATATGCCATACGAAATGATACCAAGCAGAAACATCTCTAAATACTTGTGTAGTTGATTTTTCAGTAGTAGTAGCTGCACCATCAACATGAGCAATATAAATAGTATCATCTGAATTAAATTGTATTCTTCCATAATTACCACCACTACCAGCAGAAAAAAAATTTTGTATTCTACCTAACTCTGATCTTTTAATCCAAGTTGAAAGTGTCCAAGTTTTTCTATTTCCAGAACTACTAGGTGTTCTGTTTAAATAATCTGAACTATCATCTTCAAATCTTAATGAGTTAGCTACATCAAATCCTGTATCTTTTATGGAGTTAGTTCCAAGAATTATCATTAACTCTCCAATGTTGGAATTTCGCCTAATGGTCTAGCAAATGTACCATCTTCTTGTTTTGTGTATGTGTATAAAGTTTCTAATGCTAAAGTGTTACTTGCATTTGTAATTTGAGTTTCTTGAGATTCAGCTTTAGTTCTAACTGCTGTTCTGTGAGCAGTAATTGTTGATGGTACTGCTTTTCCTGAGTCAGATTTTCTAACAATGTACCAATCAGTTTTAGAAAGCTCTCCAGCTACTTGTTGTTTAATTGTTTGTATTAAATTATATTTTAGTCCTCTAACTTTAACATCTCCTGGTGAAATACCCTCTGGTGCATTTCCATTATTAATCTCATCTTGTGTCCATAAACTATCTGAATGAGCTTTAGGAGTAGCAGTTCCCCATGATCTTGTAACTTGGTCATCTGCAAATGCGTAAGATTCATTTGTGTTAATGTACCACTTCTCATCTTTAAAATTTTTACTGTCAGTTACTACTTCATAAATACCTATGGCATTTAATTCAGAAGCTGACCATACAGAAAATATTTTTGCTGGGTATCTTACATCACCAATCACTAAAGATTTAGGATTTGTTATTATTTTTGTTATTTCGTTATCTGTTACTATTGCGTACATATTATATCCTAACTTTCACTTAAATTTAATGTTCTACCTACTTCTTGCCATACAGCACCATTGTATCTAAATACCAATATATCTGTCTTACCATCTGTACTTGTGAATGTTGGTGCAGTTGATGCTGCAAATTCGAAAATGGTGTTAAAAGCAATAGTGTGTGAACCATTATAATTAATTTCTAAAGCAATAAAAGCACCCTCAACATTATTAGTTGGTGCAGAGAAAGTTGTGTTTTCTGTTGTTACATGAACTGCGTTTGGTTTTGCAGAAGCGTCCCAAGCCACAGCATTTGATGAAGATGTTAATGCTTGTTGTCCAACATTAGCAGAACCACTAAAAGTAACAACACCAGAAGATGAAATTGCAATTGAATCTGCGTCAGAAGCAGAACCTATATTAGCACCATCTGCTATTACAAGACCAGCACCTGAAGTTACTTTATCACTAAATACAGCTTGACCATTATTAGCCATGTGAAATGTTAAAGCAATTACTTGTGATCCACCATCATTACCTTTTATTTCTAATCTTTTATCTGAAACATCAGATTTAATAGAAAAAGTTGAAGCAGTTTTAAAGAAACTTCCTATTTGTGTTCCAGCATCTTTAATAGCAACTGTTCCATTATTATCAGCATCAAGAATAATATCTGCTTCTGAATCAAGAGTTATATTACCAGAAGAAGCAGAATCTATCTCTGCAATAACTGGTGTAGTTAAAGTTTTATTAGTTAGTGTTTGTGTTCCAGTAAGTGTAGCAACTGTTGAATCAATCGCTATTGTTCCAGAAGATGTAATTGCTCCACCAGATAAACCAGTACCAGCAGTTATAGAAGTTACTGTTCCAACATTTTGTGGGGTAATTGTTGTATAAGTAATGCTTGTAGTATCTAGTGTTGCATCAGTGTCTGTTGTACATAAAAATATTTTATTATCATTTGCAGTTCCTTGATTAACTACGACCATACCACCAGATAATTCTGCAATAGTATCATGCTCTGGATCTCTTGATGCTGCACCAGCACCAGAACCTACTGCAAGGTATAAACCATTTTCAGAAGCTGTACTTTGATCTTTAACTAAAACTCTATCTCCAGAAACTAAGGTTACACCATCAATAGAATCACCAGCTTCTAAACCATTTGATAAATTAACATTTGCTGTTGTTGCACACTCTGCAATAATTCTAGTTCTTAATCCAGCAACTGCATTATCAACATAAGTTGTTGCAGCTTTGGCATCTATTTGTGTTTGAGCATTAGATGATAAAGTATTAATATATTGAAATTCTGCACTTGTAACTGTTCCATCTGCAATTTTAGTAGCATCTATAGCTGCACTTGCATTTATATCTGCATTAACAATTGCACCATCTGTAATTTTAGCAGAAGTAATTTGTGAGTCTGCTATCTTTGCAGTTGTAACTTGGCTATCAGCTATGTGAGCTGTGTCTATACTACCATCAACATAATGTTCTGAATTTATTGAATCATCAGCTATTTTTGATCCATTAACTGAATCTGCTGCCATTTTAGCAAGTGTAACATTACCATCTGTAATTTTTGCTGTTGTTATTTGTGCGTCAGCAATATGAGCTGTGTCTATTGAACCATCTACATAATGCTCAGAATTTATACTGTCGTCTGCAATCTTAGTTCCATTTACAGAGTCTGATGCTAGTTTAGCTTGAGTAACATTTCCATCAGTAATCTTAGCTGTTGTAATTGCATTAGACGCAAGTTTAGCTGAAGTTACTGCACTATCTACAATATTAGTTGTTCCTATAATTTCTGTAGGAATAGATGAATTAGTTTTTGATAGTGCTGATATATAAACATTAGAAATTGTTTCACTAGATAATGAACCACTATCCCATGTAACATTAACTGTAGTGTTTGTTGAAAAAGATGATGAACTAATTGTTCCAAAAATTGTACCAGGTGTTGCTGCTGTTAATTTAATTCTTCTTCCAGCATGATAAACAGAAGTTACATCTGCACCATTGATTGTAAAAGAACTTGAAGATGCGTAAGCTGCTGTGTAAGCACCTGATCCATCACCATATTCGATCCATTGTGCATCATTGAACCAATCTCTAGTATTTTTCATTAATGCCCTAATAGCATTGTTAAGATTACTAGGTAACATACCCTCATCAACATCAATAGTGTTAAGTGATGTGTTACTTGCTTGAGTTGTTGAGTAGTCTTTAATGTTTGTTGTCATGTTGCTCCTAATTCATAAACCAACTAAAAGCCTTGTCGCTTTCAGTATTGTTTTTGTTAATTAATGTATTTACTGCTTCTTCTACTTGTCTTTGAAAAAATTCCTGTGTTTCAATTGAATATCTAATATTATCTATATCTATTTTATCTGACATTATCTTGATCCACCTTGACTAGCTGTTAAATCAATTCCTTGTGCATTATTCCAAATACTTTCTGCTGGTATTTTTACATTTGCTCTAAAATATCTACCACTTTGTCTTACTGGTGCAATTCCTGTAGCATTTATAGTGCTTGAACTAGATGAGGTAACTGCGTCTGATAACTTATCTCTAGTTTTTATAATTACATTTGAACTTGCATCTACAATTGGTCTAACACCAGTTACATTTGCTCTAAGACCTGGAAACAATTCTGTTTCTTTAGTTTCAAGTTCTGCTTCTAAAGTAGTACCAGAAAATATAGCTGCTTTAAAATTTTCATCAACAGCACCTAAATATAATTGTCCTGTTGTCCAGTATGGAGTATCTAATGAAATATTAATTTCATCTAAGTTTTCAGATATAATATCCATTAACTCAACTGTGTTTGCTACTACGAATTGTTTAAAGATTTGTGATGCTTTAACTTTAGCAATTGACCACTTTTGAGTTACATAATTATAAATTAATAATTTATCACAAATACCAGTTGTGTTAGCATTGTCTTTACTTGGATATAACCAAATAGCCAAAGTATTAAATGGATCTACAGCAGCAGTAATTCTATCTGAATATGCTTTGTTTAAATCGCCATCAAAAAATCTATTTACTTTCTCAGCTCCTATCGGTAAAATTTGGTCGCCATTAATTTGAAAAAATCCATCTGATGCGTAAAAGAAAACTTGTCTATTGTCTTGGCAAACTGTTTGTCCATAAACAGCACCTCTATTAGGTGATAAAACTGAAAATCTAAATATTACATTCCCACCCACAAAGTCCATACGAATGATTTGATCTTCTCTAAATACATAGCCAACCTCACCAGAAGTTATAGCCACAACTTGACCACCTGAACCTGGCAAGTCTTGAGTATCTGATGAACTAACACCAGCTTCCCAAGTTGCTATATCATTGATTCCTGACCAAGCTACTCTGTTTTTTGCACCTACAATATTTCCTGTTACTAAGAAATCCCTAACAACACCTGAAGTTTTAAAAGTTGGTGGAGTTCCACTTGATGCAATAGTTGATAAATTATTAAAAACTGTTGAAGTACCCATTAAATAATATTGTGGTACATCAACTCCATTACTAGCAATTACATATTGTCCAAATTGTGTAAAGGTAACATAATCTATATCTGATCCTGTTAAAGGTGTGCCACCATAAAAATCAGTAGTTGTTAATCTTGTAGTGTCAGATGAAACATTAGTTAAATTTTCATTACCAATAGTTGCTCTGGTAACAGTAACAACTGCATTTGAAACTGTTGCTGTAAAATCAGCATGACCATTAATAGTATTTTTTAAATTTGTAGCAGTTGTATCGTTATTTGTTTGTACTTGAAATTCGTTAGTAGATGGTGAGCTAGTAGCTGATGTAAATACAACAGTTGAGCCATCATTTTTTTTTAAGGTAATAGTTTTTGAAGCACCTATATTTGCATAATCAGAAACTGTAATTGTGCATGATGCTTTAGCTGTTGCTAATAAAACATTTCTTGCACCAATCTCACTAAAAGTACCAGATGTTAATTTATAAATAGTTTCTTTTGTTGCAACAAAAG